AGGAAGTTTTAATATATTCAAGTCTCCTAATTTCAAAACCATTAGGGAGTCCGCCAAGATGATCCCCGATGATGATGTTGAACTTACCATTAAGTTGTCTCCCATCAATATGTCATTGGTTTTTTGCGAGCAACTTTTAGATGCTGATGAGAAGGCATCAGGTATTGCTGACCGCATGAGTATCATGACGCCATGCGTTCAGTATGCTAACTCCAGAGAAATTTCTCAGTTAGCAAATGTCATGTATCATAATAGAGTTTACAATAAAATTGAAGTCGAAGCTGATGGTGTTGGCGGTGAACTAACGACAAAGGTTGATATCTTTGTGAGGATTGATGGGAAGAAAGATATAACAATTCCTGGTAGATATGGTAATAGAAAATTAGCTATCACTCAGATCTCACTCAAGCGTGAGGTAGATCAATTCGCTCAGGTTGGCGGATGGGATATTCAAACTGTTAATAATTTCTGGGGTGTTATCTTAGATGAAAATCTAATCAATAACGTTCAACTAGAAGCAATCTATGCCAAGCATAATGACGGGGATTTTGAAACAACTAAGCATCATGCTGCTGCTGTGATGAATGATATCTATCTTTGGGCACACAACAGAATACAGAATAAGTTTGGTAACTCTTCTTGGAGAAAACATTTTGTAGAAACACTTGATGACTTCGCTACAAAAAATGAGGAGAATGTAAAACTTGTAGAGATTATTGGTAGTGGTTATGAGAAGTTTGATTTCTCTAAATTACATGTGGCACTCAACGGTAGACCAGACTTGGATGTAGAAGCAAATCTAGAACTGGCATCAACATATCACAAATCAGTTCCTAGAGATCCTACTGTGGGAGCACCACTACCAGCAGTTATCATTAGTGCTAAGAATAAAAATGATAATAAAGTTTATGATCTAATTAAATTCAGACATAAGATTGAGTGGGGTGGCACTGCTATTCGTAATTATGTGGAGAAGCAAAAAGGTTTATCCGAATACATTGCAGGATCATGAGTAAGAATACACACTTAGAACACCTAGAAGATAGTATATTATTTGACGGAGCTGCTGGTGCTTCTGATGCATTTAAGTTTTTAGATTTACTAGCAAAAACTTTTACTGGTGGTGGCAATAATAACTTTAAGATCACTACGAAATGGGATGGCGCTCCTGCTATTTTCTGTGGCAACTATCCAGGCACAGATAACTTCTTTGTCGGAACTAAATCAGTCTTCAATAAAGATGCGAAGATCAATTATGTTGATGCTGATATTGAAAGGAACCACGGACATGCTGCTGGTCTGGTAGAGAAATTAAAAGCATCATTAAAATATTTTCCAGCACTAGGTATCAATGGTGTAGCACAGGGTGACCTGTTGTTTACTCATGATAAGAAAACTCAGGTGATTGATGGTAAGACTTGTATTACATTTCAACCTAATACAATTACCTATGCCATACCAGAAGATAGTGATCTATATGAGAAGGCAAAGAAAGCAAAGATCGGTGTAGTATTTCATACATCTTATTCAGGATCTGATGTAAGCAGTATGAATGCTTCGTTCGGATTTGATGTGAGTAGATTAAAGAAGAGTGATGACATTCTAGTATTGAGTGCTGAGACCGGACAGTTAGGAAAGGATACTCTTCTCACACCTACTGAGAAGAATAAGTTATCTCAACTTAAAACTCAGGCACCTACTCATGTTCGCACAGCAGGATCATTCTTAGATGAGGTAGCAGCACAGATTGTTCTTAAAGATCAGTTGACTGTAGGACCACGATTAAAGATTTTCTTTAACACATATGTTCGTCAGGGTAGAACAGTTCCTGAACCGAATACATTCTATAGAGAGTTCACAAAATATTTTGAGACTGAATGTCAGAAGGCAGTTGATAAAGTAAAAACTCCGAAGGCAAAAGCAACCAAACTCAAGAAGATGTTTGATGGTCTGGAGTTTATTGAAAAGAATAAGAACCCTCTTAATAGCACAGTACAACTATATAAGTTACTACAGGATGCGAAGTTAGTATTCATTCGTAAACTTGAGAAGGGCGAGCGTATTGGAACTTATCTTAAGACAGAAGGTGGTTATGAAGTCACAGCACCAGAAGGATATGTTGCTGTTAGTAATGGAACAAACGCAGTGAAGTTAGTTGATCGTTTGTCATTCAGTGTAGCAAACTTTAATGTATCTAAAGACTGGGTAGCAGGAGACAAATGAAACGAGTAGTATTTGCATGGGGTAGATTTAACCCACCAACAATCGGACATGAGAAACTTCTGCAAGCAGTAGAGAAGATTGCTGCTGGTGATGATTTTCTTATCTACCCCACTCATACTCAGGACAAGAAAAAAAATCCATTGGATTCAAAAACTAAATCTGATCTCATGAAGAAGATGTTTCCTTCTATGAGTACTAACATTGTTTATGATCCTAACATTAATACAATTATTAAAGCACTCCAAGCTCTCCAAGGAACATATCATGACTGTGTTCTAGTAGCAGGATCGGATCGTGTATCACAATATGATGCTATGATTAGTAAGTATAATGGAATTGAATATACATTCAGGAAACTAGAAGTGATATCTGCTGGTGAAAGAGATCCAGATGCTGATGGTGCTGAAGGTATGTCTGCCAGTAAGATGAGAGCAGCAGCAGTTCAATCTGATTTCAATTCATTTAGAACTGGTATGCCTAGAACTATTTCTGATAGAGACTGCAAAAAACTTATGGATGATATTAGAGACATTATGTTAAAGTAATAAATAGTTGAACACAATTTAAATTATTAATGTATAACTTTTCGGAATACAATCAGAAGGTTTATATTCGTGAGCAGTATTATAATGAGGAGATTTTTCCTGAGGGAATGAAAGTTCGTAATGGGAATGATCGAGTTGGCACTATTATTAGACGTGGACCTAATTATGTGATCTGTTTAGATGAAGATCATAAGACTTTTAGAAGTTGGATTTCTGACATCAGTGAGGTCCATGAACTTGGAACTGATGAGACCAGAGAGTATCTTCAAGATTTAACTCCAGGTCAAAAGAAAGAAAGATATAGTAAGAATAAGACTCCTGAGTGGTCTACATCTATAAATAAAAGAAAAAGTACCCATAAAGAAATGTACAACGATAATTATTCGGATTCTTTAATCAAGCGATCCTCTGAGGGCATTGCTGGAAAAGAGTGCTACGGAGAAGTAGAAAATAAAAAGACCGTTGAGGATCAGTATTCATCATCACTGATGGATGCTACGTTATCAAAACTTTCCTCTGGTAAATTATTTGAAGGTAGCATGAAGCAAGCCCGTGCTAATGTGGGTGCTGACTCTTGCTGGGATGGATATAAGGCAAAAGGAACTAAGAAGAAGGGTGGTAAGGATGTACCTAACTGTGTGAAGGAGGAAGATTTAGATGAGAAGAGACTTGATCCTGTCGGCAAGGAAGATTCTGATGTTGATAATGATGGTGATACTGATAAGAGTGATAAGTACCTTATGAAGCGTCGTAAGGCAATCAGTAAAGCAATTGGAACCAAGAAAGAAGAGTTCTCCGATTGGAGATCTGAAATGGGATTAGACGAATCAAAAAAATGTAATGGCACTCCAGAAGGAACTGAATGCTCTGAGCATGGTATGGATTGTTGCCCTGAATTAGATGAAGGTTGTGGTAGTAAAATGAAGGTAAAAAAATACTAAAGGCATATATATGGTAGACATTAACAATGAGGTTTACCATGTTAGCATTTTTACTTCCACTCGCATCAAAAATTATCAAAGATGCCGTTTCAAATATTCCAGAGAATGAAGAACTCGGTGAGAAAATGGTTGAGATCTGTCTTGTTATTCTTGCTAAAGCAGTTAAGTTAACTAAGACAGATATGGATGATCAACTTCTAGAAGTTGTCACCAAAGCAATCAATAATCGCGAAGAAGCCTGATAGCAGTTAATAATTAGGTATTTTACTGGGGAGTATACTCCCCTTTTTTTATAAATAATCAAAGATTACGAAAACTTTCAAAGGTAAATCACATGGCGTTATACGGAAATACCGATTCCAACGCGAACAAAACTAAGGTTGAAGGAGTCCGTGGTAACGGTCCTGGATCACAGTCTCAGACTGTAGTATTTGTTGACGCACAGGAAGCAAACCTCGCTGAGAATAAAGCTCGTGGCATCAGTGGTCCTGGTTGGTGGGCATTTGCCACCTATACACAGGGAGCAGTAACTCGCACTAAGGCAGAGTGTTTAGCAGTTATCTCTAATCCTGAATTAAATAGTGCAGAAACTCAGACTGATGATACTATCGCAGCAGATTTTGGTATCACTATTGATTCACAACCAGCATCTGCTTCAGTAGCTAGTGGTGCCGCAGGTCAATTCGTTGTTGCTGCTGCCTCCCGTCCCTCAGGCGGAACACTTTCCTTCCAGTGGCAGAAATCTTCTGACGGTGGATCAACCTTCGCCAATGAATCTGATGCAGGTGTTGTCAGTGGTACTGCTACCAATACACTTGACATCTCGGATGTTGCAGGACTCGATGCTAATCAGTATCGTTGTGTAGTTTCTGTCGTCGGCGGTGCTGATGTTACTTCCTCTGCTGCTACACTTACCGTTACCTGATAATTAAATGAGATTTGATGAACTGAACGAAGACAACTATGTCTTCTTTGCAATTAAATATTACAACAATCCTCAATGTACAACTAAAGAAGAATTTGATGAGGACTTAAAAAGATTTAAGTATGTCAAAAAACTTATGCGAAAGTATATAAATTCTGACATACTTAAACATCATTTAATTTTAAATCATTTAATTATTCTTTTTAATGTATTTAATGATGCCACGGTTCCTTTACTGTTTTATAAAATAGAAAGAAATTGTTGGCCCGTTCTCAAATCTTTTCTGATATACTTAAACAGGATGCCACCAAACTATTTGGAGTATGTCGAACCAGATCATAAATGTCTAGAAGAACTAAATAAAATATGAAAAACATTAGACAACTTCTACAACAAGCGAGATATCAAATGTGGGAAGAACCAACAAATTCTGTTGGTTCCGGTGCTAATGTAGCACTACCTCCCGCACATGAACCTCCTGGTATTCCTGCCAGTAAGAAAAAGAAAAAGTATGATGGTAGAACAAAAGCAGGTCGTAAACTTGTAAGCAGAATTTTATCCCACCGAGACAAGAAGGCAAAGAAAAAAATGACACAAGAACAACACATCATCGAAGCTGATGATAAGCAAAAGGGTCCATCAGAAACTGAGAGAGCCCAAAAGCAAATTGCCCAACAGAAGAAACTGAACAAGCAGAAAGAAGTTCAGAAGAAGGCGCAGGATGCCAAAGGCAAAATGCAGAATAAGACTAAGGAGATGGATACTCTGATGAAGGCACGTTTGTCTGACTTCAGAAAGAAAGCATCTGAGAAGTCTAGTTCACTTCAGAAGCAAGTATCAGAATCAGCAGGAACTCAGGCTCCTGGATTGGAAGTTCTTGGAACTCTCATGAAACTGGCACAGGAATCTACCTACGGCAATCAAGAAGTAGAAGGTTTCGTTCAGTTCAGAGACGGTCGTTCACTTAGAGTTAACACTGATGTTGCTAAGAGAATGGTTGCTACATTTGAAGCACTCGACGCTGGCGTTCAGGATCAGTATCGTTTCCTCATGAATAAGAGTGTGGAAGACTTCCTTAAGATTATGCAGTTCAACCCAACATCTATGTAATATGGCACCCTTCGGAGTTGGGAGAGACTTAGCAGTCCTTAAATCAAAACTTGATATCTATGAAGACCTTTCTAAAGAAATGTTGGATAAGTTAGAGAGAGCAGTTACATCCATATCTGAAAATAGTAATAGAGTGGCAATCATTCTAGAACGTCATGAAAATAGATTAGACGAAGTTGATAAAAACAGTGTTGCATTAATTAAACTGATTGAGAAAGTAGAAGATAAGATTGATAAGGTAGAAGAGAGAACAGAACAACTTTCTCGTTTCCGTTGGGTGAGTGTTGGCGTTGCTACGGCAGCAGTCATCCTACTTAAGGTATCAGACTTTTTTGGTGGTATGCCTACAATGAACCAGTTGCCTCAACCATCGTTGACAGGGGACTGGCAACCTGTTATAGTGATGTGAAGCAACTCGCCACTATAGTATGAATTTTATTGATGCGAAGTATATTAATCTTATCTCGCCTCAACTTGTAAAGTTTGCAAAAAAGAAATCAGACCTGTATACATTCAGGTGCCCCTACTGCGGTGACTCACAGAAGCATCGCAATAAAACTAGGGGTTATTTTTATCGCAAACGTAATGATTATTTTTACAAATGTCATAACTGTGGCATTGGCAGAACGTTTACAAATTTCTTAAAAGATCAATCTCCTGCACTCCATGATGAGTACATTATGGAGAGATATAAAGAAGGTCTCACTGGCAAGGGATCTAATACTGCTGTGCCAGATTTTAAAATTCCAACACCAGTATTCAGGAAAGATATATTCTCAGATCTTAAAAAAGTCGAAACTCTAAATAAAGAACATCCCGCAAAAGTATACTTAAGTCAGCGCCAAATTCCAGAGAATTTATTCTCAATTTTTTACTACGCAGAGGACTTCAATGCTTGGGCAAAACTCAGTAATAATCAAAAAGAATCTAGAATTGTCATCCCCTTAATGTCTAGTGATGGCAAGGTGTTTGGGCATCAGGGGAGGTCGCTAGATAAAAATACTAAACTTCGTTATATCACAACGATTTTAGATAAATCATTTCCTAAATTATTTGGACTTGATAGAGTAAACAATGCTAAGAAAATATATGTCACCGAAGGACCATTTGATTCCTTATTCTTATCAAATTCAATCGCCATGTGCGGATCTGACGTTACGTTGGATGGCACTGAGTTCAACGATCTCATTTATGTTCTGGACAATGAGCCACGCAACAAAGAGATCGTTGCCAAGTATGAAAAACTTATCTCATCTGGGAATAGTATCGTCATCTGGCCAAGCGCCGTGATTGAAAAAGATATCAATGACATGAAGATGTCTGGACACAACGTGCAAAATCTGGTAGAATGTAATACCTACCAAGGACTAGAAGCAATCATTAAATTAAACGCCTGGAAGAAAGTATGAGTAACGGAATCAAAGTTGTTAAGCGCAGTGGTGAAATTGAACCACTGAACCTGGAAAAAATTCATTCGATGGTCGAATGTGCTTGTGATAATCTTGGCGGAGTTTCTGCAAGTCAAGTAGAAATGAACTCAGGAATTCAATTTTATGATGGCATTCCTACTGATAAAATTCAAGAGATCCTTGTTCGTTCTGCTAGTGATCTTATCTCTTTGGATAATCCAAACTATCAATTTGTAGCAGCACGTCTATTATTGTTTGGTCTTTATAAGCAAGTATTTGGTGATGATTGGAAGCATGGATTTCCTGATCTCAAAGAACATTTGAATGAAGGTATCGAGCGTGGCATCTATGATGCTGAATTGGTAACTAAATATTCTGATGATGAGTGGGAAAAAATTCATTCATATCTGGATCATGGTCGTGACTATTTGTTTACCTATGCTGGTCTTCGTCAGGTAGTTGACAAGTATCTCGTCCAAGATAGGAGTTCACATGCAATGTATGAAACTCCCCAGTATGCATATTTGTTAGTTGCCGCTACAATTTTCGCAGAATATCCTCAGGAGACTCGTCTCGATTATGTCAGAAGATACTACAACGCAATCAGCAAACACAAAATCAACGTTCCCACACCTATCTTGGCAGGGGTGCGAACTCCACTTCGACAGTTTGCTAGCTGTGTTCTTATTGATAGCGATGACACCCTCGATAGCATCTTTTCTAGTGACATGGCGATTGGCCAGTATGTTGCTCAACGTGCAGGAATCGGTATCAACGCAGGCAGAATCCGTGGCATCAACGCTAAGATCCGAGGGGGAGAAGTACAGCACACAGGTGTTGTCCCATTTCTCAAAAAATTTGAAGCAACTGTCAGATGCTGCACTCAGAATGGCATCCGAGGTGGAAGCGCGACAGTCCACTTCCCAATCTGGCACCAAGAAATAGAAGACATTATTGTTCTCAAGAACAATAAAGGAACCGAAGACAATCGAGTGAGGAAACTTGACTACTCAATCCAGATTTCAAAAATTTTCTACGAACGTTTCATTGCGAATGGAGAGATTAGCCTCTTCTCACCGCATGACGTACCAGGTCTCTATGATGCTTTTGGTAGTGATGACTTTGACACTTTATATCGGATGCATGAACTCAATGATGCTGTTCCAAGAAAGACTGTCGGGGCACAGGAACTAATTCTAAACATTCTGAAGGAGAGAGCAGAGACTGGTCGGTTGTATCTTATGAATATCGATCACTGCAACACTCACTCTTCCTTTAAAGATCCTGTTTACATGAGTAATCTTTGTCAGGAGATCACTCTTCCGACTAAACCACTCACGCACATTGATGATCCTGATGGTGAGATTGCCCTTTGTATTCTTTCTGCTGTCAATGTAGGTAAGGTCTACAAACTTTCTGAGATGGAAGAACTATGTGATCTTTCCGTTCGCAGTCTAGAAGAACTAATCGACTATCAGAAATACCCTGTAGTCGCTGCAGAACGCTCTACAAAGGCGAGAAGATCATTAGGGGTAGGATTTATTGGTTTAGCACACTACCTCGCTCGTAACGGCGAGCACTATGATGATCAGGGGTCATGGAATTTAGTTCATGAATTGACTGAAGCATTCCAATACTTCCTTCTGAAATCTTCTAATCAAGTTGCTAAAGAAAAAGGAGTATGTGAAGCATTCCATAGGACCAAATATTCTGATGGAATTCTTCCAATTGATACATATAAGACCGATGTAGATAGTATCGTATCACCACATTACAATTATGATTGGGAGTCTCTTAGGGCATCTATCAATGAGTTCGGTCTCAGGCACTCAACATTGTCTGCACAAATGCCATCGGAGAGCAGTTCCGTTGTGTCAAATGCCACCAATGGAATTGAACCGCCACGAGCTTATCTGTCCATTAAAAAATCCAAGAAGGGGGTTCTTAAGCAAATTGTTCCACAGTACACTACACTGAAGAATAACTACACACTCTTATGGGATATGGCATCTAATGCTGGATACATTAAGATTGTTGCTATTATGCAAAAGTTCTTTGATCAAGGAATCAGTGGCAACTGGTCTTATAATCCAGAAAAGTTTGATAACAATGAGGTTCCAGTTTCAGTAATGGCACAAGACTTCCTTACTACTTACAAGTATGGTTGGAAGACTTCTTATTATCAGAATACATACGACATCAAGACTGATGAATATCAGGAAGATGTGAAGCAGAGTTTAGAAAGTTTAATTTCAAGTATAGAAAACACCGAGGAGGAAGACTGTGAGTCCTGTAAACTTTAGATTAGGATCTAGCGACACCAATACCACTGTTCGTGGTATGACTGTATTCAACAAAGATAAAGTTGATACTAAGAAGCAACCGATGTTCTTCGGTGCTCCTCTTGGTATTCAGCGTTATGATACTTATAAGTATCCAGTGTTTGATAAACTTACTCAGACACAACTTGGATATTTCTGGAGACCGGAAGAGGTTTCCTTACAGAAAGATCGTGGTGATTATCAATCATTGCGTCCAGAACAAAAGCATATCTTTACTTCTAATCTAAAGTATCAGATCATGCTTGATTCAGTTCAAGGTCGTGCTCCTGGTATGGCATTCATTCCCTATTGTTCTCTGCCTGAACTGGAAGCATGTATGGAAGTCTGGGGTTTCATGGAGATGATCCACAGTCGTTCATACACGCATATCATCAAAAATGTCTATGCTGATCCAGCAGAAGTGCTTGACACGATCCTGGAAGATGATATGATATTATCACGCGCCGAAACGGTCACAGGTGCGTATGATGATTTCATCAACCATGCTCAAGAATATGGTAGTAGCAATCAGTGGGAGCATAACCTTGAGGGAGTTCCCGCTGCTGAATACGATCTGTATGAACTGAAGCGTAAACTTTATCGTGCTGTAGTCAATGTCAACATCCTCGAAGGTATCAGGTTCTATGTTTCGTTCGCGTGTTCATTCGCTTTTGGAGAGCTTAAACTCATGGAGGGATCCGCTAAAATTATCTCTCTCATCGCAAGAGACGAAAACCAACATCTTGTTCTTACACAAAACATTATCAATAAGTGGAGTCAGGGAGACGACCCAGACATGGTTAGAATTGCTAAAGAAGAAGAGCAGTGGGTCTATCAAGCATTTGAGGCAGCGGTAAGTGAGGAACGTGTCTGGGCAGACTATCTGTTCAAAGAAGGTTCTATGATCGGTCTCAATGCTAAACTTCTTACACAGTATGTTGAGTGGGTTGCCAACCGTCGCATGAAAGCAATCGGTTTGAAACCAATTTATGATGTTGCTGCTAAGAATAATCCACTACCATGGACCGAGCATTGGATCTCTTCTAAAGGTCTTCAGGTAGCACCTCAGGAAACTGAGAATGAAAGCTATATCGTTGGGGGAATTAAGCAGGATGTTAAGAAAGATACTTTCGCTGATTTTCAACTGTGAAAACACCACCACCGTGGAAACTGTTAGCATTAGCAGACCCAGAGTTGTCGGAGAAACACTGGCAACTCCTGAAACTAGGACCGAACAGTCTGGCAGAATCTTTTATTCTCCAGGCAATGAAGTGGAAATACCAGACCCGTGGGATGACCCATTAATGTAATCTAAATACCTTCATCATATGATGGGGGTATTTTTTTATGAAACCACAGAGTGCTAAGGCAAAAGGTAGAAAGTTACAGCAGTGGGTTAGAGATAAATTGATTGAACATCTTAGCGTACATCCTGAGGACATTGAATCTAGATCAATGGGTGCAGGTGGAGAAGATCTCATTATGGCAAGAGCAGCTAGACAAAAGTTCCCCCATAGTGTAGAATGCAAGAACGTGGAGAAACTAAATGTCTGGGATGCTTACGAACAATCGGCATCCAATTGCGGTGATTACGAACCGATTGTGATTATCAAAAAAAATGGTAAGAAACCTTTAGTAGTAATTGACGCTGAGTACTTCATTAAAACCTTTCAAAACTAATTATGATCAAAACATTATTTGCTGCACTTGCTGCAGCTGCGATTGTTATTCCTGCACAAGCAGAACCAATTAGAGAAAGTGACTACAATTCACCACATGCGATGGGGTGTATGCTGCTAGGTGAATGCACCGATGATGTGGTAAAGGTAACTTCTATGCTTGACATCTCATCCAATTACAATGATATGGAAGACTTTACTAGTGTGACTGGTGAGTTCCATAACATCCTACACTCACTCAATCAAGTTGGCGTGAATGTATTCCTTGCTGATGAGAAGTATTTTCCTGCAGGGCATCGTGGTGTATACCATACTGTCTCCAATAACTTCTTCCTCAATAAGGATCACATGGGTAGTCCTGGAGTCCTGATGATGGTAATGCGTCATGAAGGATGGCATGCAGCACAAGATTGTATGGCAGGAACGATTGACAATAGTCTGATTGCTATCATCAAACCAGAGGATGAAGTTCCTATGATCTGGCGTGTGATGGCAGAACGTACATACCCAGAGTCTGCTGTACCATGGGAAGCAGAAGCACAGTGGGCAGGTAGAACAGAGAACATGACTATGAATGCTCTTGCTGCTTGTGCTGGGGGTAATATGTGGGAAGTTTATGAACCTACTGCTCTTACCCGAAAGTATCTGGTAGACTTCGGATATATTAAAGAGTAATGTTTACCATCTGGATCCACGTTAAGGCATTCTTTGCTGTTGTAGTAGTGAGTTGTGCTCACCCTGTTAACTGGGAGCAATGTGTTAGGGTGGACCAGTGGTTAATTCCTGACTTAGTATATGCATGGGAACTTAAGACAGGTCAGCGTCATATATACGAAAATGAAAAACAGTATCTTTTAGATAAATAAAAGAGCCTTGCTGTTCATTAATGCCAGAAGAAATCAAGAAAGAAGACCCTAAGAAGAAAGGTCTGCTAGGTAAAATTAAAGAGGCAGCAGATGACAAAGAAGAACAGCTTGCTATTCTGTCTACTTTTGTTAGGCTCGGCATCCTTGTTTGGTCTGGCGGAATACTCACGCTGGCATACATCAAACTTCCACCTGCACTCGGTATACCAGAGCAGAAACTAGATCCGACTTTTATAGCCAGCGTCTTCACCGGAGTTTTAGCTACTTTTGGTGTCCAGGCAGCGAAGAAAGCAGGAGAAGGTGGGGGTAATGGTGGTGGTGGCATCACAAAAGAACAGATGGAAAGATTGATTGAGAAAGCAGCACAAACTGCACCTTCACAGACTATTCGTCTTGAGCAGGGACCAATCAAAATTTCTACTGACGACTCATACAAAATGTAACGGAGAATAAAATGCAAAAAGTAATTAACGTATTAGCAGTTCTATCATTTGTAGGGACTGCAGGTATTGTCGGCGGTGGTGCCGCAGTATATCTCAATAAAGATTCTATTGTTGAGAACATCAAGTCTCAAGTTGCTGCAGCTGCAGGTGAAGCAATCTCTGGTGCTCTTCCTGGAATGATGGACGCAGCAATGCCAGAACTTCCTAGTGCTACTGGTGGTGCTATTCCTTCCTTGCCATCCACAACTGGTCCTGCGATTAGATTGCCATGACAAATCCAGAAGAGTTAGCACAAAAATATTCGACCGAGCAAGTTACCGAGCATGTACAGAGCAAGTCACCAGTCAAAGTGATTGCTCTTGCTTTAGGATCTGCATTTGCTTTAGCACATGTTGGTTTGTTGGGTTATGTAATTCACAGACCAGAAGAACCAAAAGTTCCTCAGGTTCCTACAATTAATATCCCTCGCGGAGATTATTCATCCTATACTATTAAAGCAGGTAAGGATGGATATGAAATTGAGTATCGTGCAAATGATCCTAAAATTTTACAGTCGGATAAATCTTTAGAACTTCAAAAAAATCAAAGTGGTTTCTTTGGTGGTAAGAAATATGAAAACCGTCGTGAGTATCGTAGCGATCAATTCACTATGGAAGGCACCAGAAATATGGGAGGTGCAACAGATGATGAGGGAAAGTTGAGTGCAAAAGAAGCAGAGTGTTTAGTGGCGGACGCTGGCGCACGGAGTCAAGGTGCAATGGCAGGTAGTGCTATCGCTGCTGGTGTTGCTGTTCCTGCTGCTGTTGGCATCCCATACGTTGGATGGTTAGCAGGTGGATGGGCATTATTGTTAGGACAAAAAGCAGGGTCTAGTATTGGTTCTACAGTTGGATCAGTATTTAATGATTGCTGATGGATATACCTAACCTTAATATACCGAATAATGATATTCGTATTGGTGATATTCGTGATTTAAATATTAATGTAATGCCTGATTGGGTGAGTAATCCTCCACAGGCACTACCAATTTACCCACCCGTGACTTCACAGGTGGGTATTCCTATTGTTAATATGCCAGGGTGTGTTGAATCACATAGAGATAGTAGTGAGAACCAAACTCTAAAAGATGAAGATAGAGATGGCGTCCAAATATTCTGTGATGCAGGAACACCTAGTTTCAATCCAATAGATTATGATCCACGTAGATTGGAGATAACAACAACATCTACACCCCCACCAGTCGTCCCAAATACTCCAGAAGCACCAGAGACACCAGAAACAAAGACAAATACACCACCCCCACCTGCAAAAGCAGAGTGTCCAAGTAGAGCACAAGAATTAAAAAACCCCGTAGGAAAAATCCTAGAGGGTAATAAAAAGATTACTAGGTATGAGACAGTAGGAAAAGAATGTCTCCCCGTATTTGAGAATTTAAATATACCTGATCAGATTGTCCAGAACATACCATCAGCAGGTATGATAACTGCTACCGTCGCAGTTGCTGTAGTTGCGACGACCTCTGCACTGCTTGCAAAGCCTCTTGCTGATCTTTTGTTAAAAGTGGTGAAACCTGTGACGAAGAAGGTTGTGAAGAAGATTGCTGCCTTACGGGGTAAGAAGCCCCCGGTACTGTCTGCTGCTGAGAGGAAGGCGGAGCAACGGGATCGGAACCGGGCGATAAAGGTCTTACGGTCGGCACTGAAACCGAAGGGATAGAGTGACGATGTTGCTTAATACTATTAACATTGTTAACTACGACATCCGCACATATTTTTCTATAAGGGCTGCGTGGGTGAAAAGAAATTCCTGCCTGCATTAACTGACCACAATTCTTAAGTCTAGCTAATTCAAAATCTAATCTTTTATTAGCAAGCATCTGACCTTGTAAAGCAATCTGAGTATCTGCTGCTGTCTTACAACGTTCTTGTAGTCCACCATCAAGTGGAAAAGAAAGTGTTGCAGATAATCCAATACTAGTGCTATAGTTTCTAGTGTCGCCAGTTCTTATTGGTTTATCCCATAGTTTAGATCCAGGATTATCAGGCACACCATCACCCATCATTTCCATGGTAGTGATAGACATGTCTGCACCATCTTCATAGGCACGAACTTCTTCACCTTCTGAATTGGTGTAAGTTCTATCATCATAATGTGGTTCCCATGGCCAGTTCTTTACTACCTTTTGGGTTTCTACCATCTGACCTTCAAAGTCTCTGTTGTCGTATTGAGGTTCCATGTAGTGTGTCTCAAATGGATCCTTCTCATTACGAGCATGAGTAATGAATGGTGTTATGTTAGCAGTCGGTCCCTGACATGCGATACCACCACCATATTGGTTAGTGATATACGGTCCTTGTAACACCTGAATAGCTTGATTCGTAACTGAGCCTGATGAGTTTGCGATTGGGTTTGCAGTCGCAGAAACACCTCCCACATCAGCAGCACTGACGGGAGATGCGATTAACAACCCCATTACTGGGTAAAGATACTTGTAGTATCTGTTACGCTGGTAACCTCTGTGGTTCTTTGTATCACTGTTTGATTTGTTACACCCGGTCCCATGTAGGTCTGAGTGAACTGGAATGCTGCTCCTGGTTCTGCTATTGAGAAGCTCTGTCCATTTAAATTTAGACCAGAGTTGGCGCTTGTTACTTGCCCCTCTGTTCCTCCTAATGGATTCACTATCACTGAGTTTGTCGTTGGGTTCGGACTGAGGGATTGCCCCCCGTTGGTCACGTTTGTTCCCGATACTGAATATTGCCATCCGGTTGCATAGTCTATAGAGTTAATCGTTTCAGTCACCTTTGATGTTGTCTCCGTATGACTCGTCATTGATCCCTGGGTGAAGTTTGGCACTACAGGGACCGCCTGGGCAGGAGCAAGTGTGACAAATGCACCCACCGCACTCAGGACATACCAAAGAATCGTAATAGTCTTTGGAGAAGTCATTTTTGTTGACCTCCATTTATTTAGTGTAGAATTGAGAGTTCACTAACAAATTGTCCGGTAG